AGTTTAGGATCAATAGTCTTGGCAAAGCGTTTGGACATCTCTTGTGCGCCTGGCCAATCCATGTTCTTAATGAACAAATCGCCCGCTACCGCCCACAGTTGTGGGTTGCCTTGCAGCAATTGAGCCATAGCCTCTAACGCCTCTTGGCGCTTGGTCATGTAGCTCGGGCCGGTCGTTACCATCACGTCGTACTTACCGACATTGATGTTGTAAATCTTTTCAATCACAACCCCTTGCTGATCCATGATCTTGTTGACCGGCATGGGTTGCTGCGGGTTCATCTTGGCAATGCTGACTTCCCCGTCTTCACCAATAATGCGCGCAATACGTTCGGTGTCGTAAATTTTGGGCGCTAGCTCAACAATCATGCGGGTAATGTGGCGCACACCGCGCGCTAAGTTATCCACAAAATGATAAGTGCCGGTATCACCTTGACGCTCACGCGCAAGGATTGCCTTGCCCGAGCGTTCGTTAGACGTGGCTCCAAGGCTTGAGTCGTACTGCCCTGTGGTGGCTTTTAAGTCGTCAGAAGCACCCATCTTGGCTTGGATTAAGCCAGTTTGTGCCATAGGCGGTTGTGAGCGTTGGGGCAACGGTAGTGTGGTGCCTTGCCCGTCTGTTACATCAGGGTTTACCTCTAGGTAAGGCCAGTTCTGAGTGTTGGCAGTCTTCCATTGGTTCTCATAACCTTCAAACTGCCCACCATAGCCAATAAACGGGGCTTTGGGCGCCAAAGCTAGCATCTCTGCCTCTTGGCTAGTCCAATAGTTAATCATGCGCTGTGGGTCTTTTGCGTTACGCACAAGCCCCGACAGGTAAATGCGCCCGTCAACTTCGTATTCGTTACCAACAATACGCACGATCGGTATGTATTTGCCCGCCCAATCTTGCTCTTCAAGCACTTCGTAGCCGTTGATCTTACGCCACTTCACTTTCTTGATGTCAGCAATGCGAGTTTTAAGTGGTTGACCAAACATCATCATCAATTGTTTGTCTTGGATGCTGTTCTTAACCGCCGTTTGATTGTCGGGGTACAGGTTTAGCGTCGAGGATTCATACACCACCTCAAAATACTCGGCAATGCGGATGGTGTCTTCGTTAAGCCAGTTAGAGAGCGACTGATCGCCCACGCCCATCTGTTGCAGACTTGATACGGGGGCGGCATCAGGGTAGAGGCGCTCGTACTCTTCGCGCATAATGTCTTCGGTCAAGAAGCACCACTTAGCGTCCGAACCACACGGGTCTTGAATTGTTGGATCCATATAGACGCTAAAACTGTTACGAATACGCCCAATCTTAATGTCTTGGTCAAACGATTTGTCGTCGCAATACTCGGTTAGCAACCGAATATAACCTTCGCCGTACACAACTTGATTCTCACAAGCCGTGTCATACGCCACATCCGCATCCGAGATGTACTCAATATGGCGCACAAGTCCGTCAAAGATTTCAGCCACTTCAACGTCGGCCTTGTCGTCAACAGGAATTACTTTCCCACTTGGTCGATTTTGGCGCTGGTCGTTGGTAACTTGGCGAACGTGCTGGGGAAGCTTGTTGATGGTAAGGCAGGGGCGCGCATTGATGGTCTGACCCTGAACTGCGCCCCGAGTAGCCAACACGTCGGCTGGCCACTGCCACCTGTTGTCAGGACTTCCTGCAAAAAACTTAAGATCATCTATTTCGTCCTCTCGCGATTCTGAAAGCGATGAGATGGCTAAATCTAACCGATAACGAGCCGTAGATAATACGTCTTTGTCTTTTAAATCAGCCATTAAAACAATTCCCTTTGCTCATGTTTTCTGCCCCTGTAATGACTTGTAAATTCCAAGGCACATGAAGTCCTGATACGGTGTTGCCACGCAAGGGTACGATATGGTCAACGTGATAATCTAGCCCTGCACTTCGCAGCGCAGCACAATAATTATAGATGCTTTCCATCTCAAATAAATGCCCTGCGTTTAACCAAGAAGGTTGGCGCTCGTCTTTGGCGCTGCGGTAATTTGCAGTCCACAAGTTACGATTGCCTTTATTTTTAAGTCCATATTTGCGGGAATACACCGCAGATTTTTTGGGATTTTGCCGCAACCAATCAACAGAAGATTGCGTATATTTTTTACGGTTTTTAGTTTTGGTTTTGTTGGCGGTTGCATTAGCGCAATCACAACAAGTTTTGTTGCTTGTATACCGTTCAGCGGCATGACCTTTAGAACAGTTATTACCCGTAAAGTAGCGAGGTAGCCCTTTAGCTATTGCTTCTTGACGGGTAATTGTTTTCATGCCACAAGCCCTATTACGTCCTTGTCTTTCATAATGAGAAGACCCTCATGGGTCTTGTCAATTGTACCGCTGTACATCACATGGTCACCAACGCTTACCATTAAAGGGCGTTTGGAGTCTTTCTTGCCTGGCCCCGTTGCGACCACCACACCCGTGCGAGTATCTTCCTCGGGCATAATAATCAACCCGCTTTGCACAAACGGGTCAGGCTTGACTACGATGTTGTCGTGCAATGGTCTGATCATTTCTTTTTGGCGGTCTTTGCTGATTGTTTAAAATCTTTAGCGGTCGGCGCGTTCTTTGAGCCGACCTTGTTCATCTTTTCGCCCGAGCCTTCTTTAATGCGCTCGCGTTTGGCGTGAATATTTGCGTAGAGTCCGGTCTTAGCCATTAACATTTCCACCTTTTTAAAGATGCTTTGGCACGTTCGCCATCTTTAGCATTCGCCGCAACTGCGCCCATACGCGCACAAAATGAGGCTTTGCGCCCTGCGTCAGCCTTGGTCTTGGGGTTGGGGGCGGGCGCTTTTAGGTTTGAGCCAGTTTCAGCATTGTACTTGGCTCGACCTTTGGCGGTCAGCCCAGCACCCTCTTTTGTGGAGAGTTTTTCGCCGCGCCCCACAGATAACGACACAGATTTCTTAGCCATTATTTCTTCTTCGCTGCCGCACGTTTAACCGCATACGCAATTGCCACCGCTTGCTTGATCGGCTTGGTTTGCGCTTCAGCCTTCACGTTTGCACGGAAGGCTTCTTTGCTAGCTGATTTCTTCAGCGGCATGATTACTGACCGTGAATCAACGCAAAGTTAATGATAGGAGCTTCTGAAAGCGAACCGGCGGTGTTGTTGTACAAACCAATTACAGCAGTACCGGCAGCTATGTTTGCAACGTATGGCCAGTACGCACCGCTTGTGCCGCCCGAACCCACGTTGACAATCATTACGTCATTGGCTGAAATAGTGCTGTTGGTCAGCGTAAACAGCACCGTTGTACCCGCTGCAAGTGCTGCACCGTTCATAGTGATCTTACCGGCTGATTTATTAAGCGTCACGCCAGTAGATTTGCTTGTTGCTTGAGTAACCGCGCCTTGGGCAGCGCTTGAGTAGCCAATCTCTGTGTCTGCGTAAACAGTTGTACCTTTAATTGTGCTAGGTGTTGTCAAGCCAATAGGCGAATTGTCAACGGTACCGCCAGAGATAATTTGATCGCTATACGCGACACCAATTGCTTGTGAATTTGCCATGTTAGGCTCCCATCCAAGAAGTTTGTAAACCGTTAGGTGAATAATTGCGACTTTTAGGTGCTGCGTATTCTCGATGTGCGACAGGAAAGGCGAACGTTACGCAAATAGCATCTGCTGCGTCTGGGGACGCTAACCCCCTCGCTTTCATGTCTTTTTTAGACTCCAAAAAGATTGTTCCTTTTGAATCCGGCTTCATTACAGGTGATATTAAATCAGTTTTAAGTACTCTGTCACTAGGAATCGACGCTGTTTTAAGCCATTGTCGCATATCGCCCCACATTTGCGCCCTTAAATTACCATACATGAGCGGGTTTTTGGACTTATTTCCAAAATTCACGCCCCGAATCTTGTAGCGTTGCTCTTTTAGGCGATCCACCACGCCTCCGCCCACGCCACCTTCGTCAATCACCACCAACGCGGGCTTATATTCCTCAATTGCCTCAATGACGTGGCCCACCACCGTCATCGTATCGTCGCCCTTGAACCGCTTGATGCCGATAATGTCACGCCCTTGGCGGATCGCAATGACCGTCGAGTCAGACCCAAAGCGCGCAGGGTCAACACCCACAATAATGGGGGCGGACAGGTCTTTGTGCTTTGCGCGACGCATGGCTTCATCAACGATTGAGCTCGAGATGAACTGGTCATCACCGGCAGAAGGGAAGTCACCGTAGACTTCCACCGCAGCTTGGCTAGAGTCGGCGCCATATTCATCAATAATCTGCTGATACACCGCCTTGTCCGTACCCTCGACCGTGCGCGCATCCACAATCTTGGTGTTCCAAAAGTCACGCTTGGAGTTGTGGCACTCATAGAAGTAGCCGGTGTTGCGCCGAGGGTTTGAGAACGCCAACCAAAAACGGTTGGGTGTATTTTCGGT